TGATCCGCCCGAGCACGGCCCCTGCGACGAGCGCCGCGGAGGAGGCGAGCGTGACGACGCGGGCCTGCCGCGGGAAATCCCCGCCGAGGAGGCCGTTCGGGTCGAAGCTCTCGGAAACCTTTGAGACCATGATCAGCCCTCCTTCTTCTTGTGGCCGGAATTCATGAGGACGCGGTCCGCCTCCTCGTCGGCCGCGGCGAGGTCGACGGTCGAGCCGTCATCCTTCGAGAGCTCGCTCAGCGAGATCAGCGGCGCCTTGCCCTCGAAGAGCCCCCTGAAGGCGTCGAGCGCGGGCTTCTTCGTCCCGTCCGCGAATTCGAGCGGGGCCTCCGCCGCGGCGAGCCGGCCGTGGACGTCGGCGATCACCTCGCGGCCCGCCGGGGCGAGGACGCCCTTCGCGATCAGCGCGTCGGCGAAGGCCAGCGCCTCGGTCTTGCGGGCGGCCTTCGCGGCGTCTTCCGCGGCCTTGGCGGCGGCCTGCTCGGCGGCGGCGAGCGTCGCCTCGCGGGCGGCGACCTTCGCCTCCCGCTCGGCCAGCTCGACGGCCTTCTGCTCGTCGGTCTTCTGGGCGGCTGCGCCGGACATGGGCGTCTCCTTCGAAGGGTCGTTGAAAGGGGGTTCGCGGTCGCTGAAGGCGGGGGCGCGGGGGTCGGGCTCGTCGGCCTCGGCGGCGCGCCCGAAATCGTCGATCAGCCAGGAGGGCGCGACGCGGTCGGCCTCCTCGGCGCCGGCGGACTGGATGATCCATTCGCGGACGCCGCGGGCGAAGGCGCGGAGGCTCAGCCATCCCTCCCGCTCCCGCATCGAGCCGAGCTCCACCACGCCCGCCGCATCGCCGAGCCCGTCGCTCAGCTCGGCGGCGAGCGCCAGCGGGGTCAGGCCCTTGATCGCCGGCGCCTGCGCGCCGAGGACGCCGACATGCCGGAGCGCGGCGGCGGCGGTCTTGGGGCTCTGCGCGTGGCCCTTCGGCCAGTAGGAGATCGAGACGTTGCGATAGCGCCCGGCCCTCACGGCCTCGGCGAGATCGGGGGCGACCTCGCCGGCCTCGCCGTAGAGATCGTCGCCGTCGACGGTCAGCTTCTCGATCCAGCCATAGGCCGGCGCGCCGTCCGCCGGATGGCCGAGGACGAGCGGCGCCTTGAAGGCGGCGGCGTCATAGGCCTCCGCCAGCTCCTTCAGCGTCGCGGCGTCGAGCGCGACCGCCCTTCCGTGGGCGTCGCGATAGCGCCCGGCGCGGGCGAGATGGATGCGGGTGTTCATGGACCCGTCTTCGCCCGGGGCGGCGGGGGCCGTTAGTCCGAAGCGTTTCGGAGGGGGCGCGGGCCGGGTCGGCGAAGACGGAGGGGAAGGCGACGCGGGGAGGGACTCGCATCCCCCTCCATGGCGCCCGCCCGGCGTCCCGGGGGGCTACGGCCGCGAGGTTCACCGTGTCGCCGCGTCGGTCAGGATCGTAGCGAGGGGCGCGCGAAAGCGCCAGCGCCGGGAGAGGCGTCAGAAACGCCCGCTGATGCGCCTCCCGGTCCGGAGCCCCGACCATCGCGCCGAGGGCGGCGCCCCGTTTAAAAACGCCGGAAAACCGTTTAATCGGCGAAATCCGCCGGGAGGGGTCCGCCGCGACCGGCGCCGGCGCCTATTCCGCCCCCGGATCGTGCCGGTCGAGCCCCGGATTCCGCTCGAAGCCGGGGTCGATCCCGACCGGGACCTGGACGGTCTCGCCCCGCCGCTCGTTGAGATAGGGCCGCGTCTCGCGGAGCGGCTCCAGCGCCGCCTCCTCCGTCACGCTCAGCCCCTCCTTCGCCATGGTCCGGGCGGAGACCTGGCGCACGACGCAGCCGCAGCGCCAGCCGTTCGGCGGGTAATGCGTCCGCCAGAACGCGTGGTCGACCGGGAGCGTCACCCCGTCGAAGGGCTTGTGCGCTTCCCGCGCGGAGGGCCGGTCGATCTGGACATAGGTCAGGAACGGCATCAGCCGCTTGTTGCGCTGGACGCGGGACCATCGCCCGGCCGCGTTGGCGGTGCGGAGGTTGGTGTCGAAGATGATCCGGAGCCGCCGCGCGCTCCCGAGCTGGGCGCGCTCCGTCCGCCCGGTCTTCGGGTCGAGCACGGGCTGGCGCCCCCACCAGCCCTTCTCGCGGAGCGTCGGTTCCAGCCGCTTCGCGAACTCGGCGAAGGGCAGCCCGGCGCTCATCGCCTCGTCGAGCGCGGCGCGGATGTCCTCCAGCACGTCGTCGCGCATCGCCTTGGCGACGGTGAAGGCGCGGTCGTGCTCCTCGGCCCAGACGTCGCGCCAGGAGAACCGGGCGAGCGCCGGCGCGAAGCCCTTGGCCCGGAAATACGCGAGCGCCTCGACATTCGGCAGGAGCGCGAAGTCGACTTTCAAGGCGCCTCGCTTTCGACGCCGTCGCGGAGATCGGCGCCGACCTCGCCGCCCAGCCGCGCCGCGAACATCGCCTGCGCCAGCAGCTCGCGGAGCGGGGCGAGCGCCGAGTCGGACAACGAGAGCGCGCCGAGCGCCTCGCCGAACGCCTCATAGCTCCCGGCGCCCTCGGCCGCCTCGATCACCGGGGCGAGGAGGTCGGCGACCGCGCTTTCCGTCGCGCCGGCGGAGACGAGCGCCTCCGCGAAGGCGGCGACCGCGTCGGGCTCCTCCGCGTCGGCCAGCTCGGCCGCGCCGGGCTCGGGCTCCTCTTCCTCGCCGGCCGGTCCGGGCGGAGGCGGCGGGGCGGGTTTCGGGGCAGGCTCGTAGCCGTCGCCGTAGACCTCCTCGATCCGCTCCTTCGTCGGCCGCCAGCCGAGCTGCAGGAGCTTCACGTCGCGGTCCGCCGCGACGTCCTGGTCTTCCCCGTCCTCCATGATACGGACGAGCCGGGGCGGCGCCGCCCGCTCGCCGAAGTTCCACGCGGTCCACCACTTCGCCGGGCCGCGGTTGAAAGAGCCCGTCAGGAGGTCGGCGTCGGCGACGGCCACCTCGTCCCGCACCTCCATGTGGACCTCGCCCTGCGAGCGGGAGGAGCCGTCGTCGGTCGTCATGGTCTGGGAGAGGACGATCTTCGCGATCCACGCGTCCATCCGCCGGTCGAACGCCTGATAGTCGAGCGAGGCGCTCTTCGCGGTCTGGAGATATTCGACCTCCATGCCCTCCGGATGGATCAGCGCCGAATCCTGCCGGATCGCGCGGAGCCCGGCGAGGAGCTTGGCCTGATCCTCCGCCGTCGTCCCCGGCGGGAACGTGCCCTTCGCCGTGGGCGAGGCGTATTTGTCGAGCGCGATCATCCAGCTCTTCATCCCCGCCCGCTTGAAATAGGCCGGCCAGTAGAGGAGGTGCGCCAGCCCGAGGCCGTAGGGCTCGTCCTCGGTGTCGGCCGTCGTCGTCATCACCCAGAACTTGGCGTCCGGCATCGACTGCTCGATCCGCGTCCCCGCCGCCCGGAGCATGAGCTTGCCGTCCACGTCGAAGCCGAAGCGCCGGGCGCGCCGCACCCGGATGGCGTCGAAGGTCCAGCGCCCGCCCTCCGCGCCCCACATGATCTCCGCGACCGAGTAGCCGTAGAAGACGCCCCAGTGCATCCGGCGGAAGATCGCGTCGAGATCGAGCCGCTCCAGCTCGGCGGCCAACCGCTCGGCCGCCTCCTCGCTGGCCGGGTCCTCGGCGCCGGGCCGCACCTCCCAGGGGCGGGAGGCGACGGCGGCGACGCGCTGCTGGAAGGTCGACCAGACCTGCGCGTCCGTCCGCACCTGGTCGTAGAACCTGAGGTCGCCGCCCCGCCCCCGGAGGATCGGGTCGTGATGCTCCCGGATCGCCCCGGCCCAGAGCCCGATGAACTCGTCGGTGTCCCGCGCCGGCGCGATCTCCTGCCGTTCGGGCTGCGGGGGAATGTCGTCTTCAGCCATTGTGCCATCCTTCAAAACTCACGCCGCCGCCGACCGTCCCCCAGCCCGCGCCGCCGCCGGCGCGGCCGGCCTAGAATTCCGGCCCCTCGGCGTAGTCGCCCATCCCGGGCAGCCGCGCGCCGCCGGATCGGAAGTCGATGGCCGGCGGCTCGACCCGCGCGGCGGCCTCCATCAGCATCGCCGCGATCCCGGCGTCGGCGTGGCGCTTGCCGCCGTCCGCGCCGACCGTCTCGTGCCCGTCGGGGACCTTCACGACCCCGCCGACATGGGCGAGCGCGCAGAGGTCGGAGATGACGTCGTCGTCGGCCGGAACGGTCATCGACCTGTCCTGCACCGAGGTGACGAGCGCCGTCCCGTTGTCCCGGTACCAGCCGTTCGAGAAGGTCACCGCCTCGACGCGGGAGCCGTATTTCAGGACCGCGGCTTCGGCGGTCTCCATGCCGAGGCCGGAGCTGTCGATCTGCGCCGTCCAGCGCCGGCCGGCGTTCTCGAAGATGAAGAAGAGGATCTGCCGCAGCTGGTCGAAGGGCAGCCGCCGGGGCTCCACCACCGCCACGCATTCGCGCCGGAGCCCCGCGCCGATCTGCGCGATCCAGTACGAGGAGGCGTGGCCCCGGCGCGCGACGTCCGCGCCGATCACCGTCCGCCGGTTCACATCGATGCGGGCGAGGACGGGCGCCAGCTCCCGCGCGATCCAGTCCCCGATCTCCCGCCGGCGCGCGCCTTCGGGCGCGAGCTTGAAGGATTCCGGCCGCGCGATCCGCAGGACCGGCGCGCGCGGATCGGCGCAGGCCTCGACCTCCACGCGGGAAAGCGCCGCGCCCACGGCGTCCCGCGGGACCGCGTCCAGCTCCTCCCGCATCCGGCCTTCGTCGGTGTAGCCGCCGCGGATCGTCTCCAGCCATTCCTCGCGCGGCATGATGTCGGGCCGCATGAGCTTCACCCGCTCGTAGAGCCCGTTGGCGAGGACGCCCTCGAAGTCGATCCGGTGAAGGCTGAACTTCGTCTTGCCCGCCCGCGTCCGCGTCACCAGCTCGTTGAACGGGTTGAGCCGGCCGTTATGGGTGGAGATGATCCGCACCCGTCCGCCCCAGATCAGCAGCGCCATCGCCGCGTCGATCACCTCCCCGACATCCTTGTGGAACGCCGCCTCGTCGATCACGACGATCCCCTGCAGGCCGCGGATGTTCTCGGGCCGGGAAGAGAGCGCGACGATCCGGCAGCCGGAGGCGAAGGTCATCCGGAAGGCGGAGATCTCCGCCGTCGTCCCGTCGCTGCGCCGGTCTTCGAAGAGGAACTCCTCGACGCGCGCCAGCTCCTTCGCGACCACCCGCGCGAAATGCGCGCAATAGCCGATGAACTCCCGGCCCTTGTCCTTTGTGTCGCCGATGTAGAACACGTTGTCGCCGCCATCGGCGCGGGCCGTCGCGGCGGTCAGCGTGTCGTCCAGCGCCTCCGCGAAGGTGAAGCCGGAGCGGCGGCACTTCTCCGCGATCTTGAGCGGGGAGCGATCCTCCAGCCAGGCGCGCTGATGCGCCATCAGCACGCCCTCGGCGAGCGGGTCGAGATCGCGCGGCAGGTCCTCGCCGCCGGTCAGTAGCCCGGCTTCGAGCGCCGAGTCGATGGGGTCGCGCCCCTCAGCCATCCCCGGTTCCATCAGTGCGCCGTCGCGAGCAGCGCGCCGGCGGGCGGCGCCTGGTCGGTCTCGCCCATGTAATGCTCGACCTCCTCGGCCGCCTCGACATCGTCGAGCCCGGTCCGGTGCGCGAAGACGCAATAGGCGAGCGCGAGGATGAACCGCGCCGTCTCGTCGGCGTCGGGCAGGTCGGCGGTCACCGACTCCATCTCGGAGACGAGCGTCTCGACCAGTGCGGCGACGTCGGTCATTCTATTGGACCCCTGCGACGAGATGAACCGCGGGAGCCGGAACAGGAAAGACATGGACCGATTCACGCCGCCGCCAGATATCTTTGGACACCTTGGCGAGGCCGGGGAGGCGACCGACGCTGACCTTGATGCGGCGATCACATGGGCTGCGCTGCGATGCGGGCGGGACGGCTTCGATCCGAGCGGCCCACGACCTGCGCTCCGCGCCCTCGTCGACGGCGACCCCTCGCCGATGCGGACGCATGATGACGCCGACGTGATCTCCGTCGCCATGCGCGCCCTCAACGAGGCGGTCAGAAGGAGACGACGGGAGCGCAATGCGCGCCTGATGCCCATCGCCGTCTTGACCATCGTCGGCGAGTCCTGCGCCGCGGCGCGCGCGCTGGAGGGAATGCGGCTGCACGCTGCGGACGCCCCGCCTCTCCCGCTGCGGGAATGCGACAAGGTCGAGTGCCGATGCATTATTCGGCAGATGTCCGAAAGGACCGCCCGGAAGGAAGGCCTGCTCTAGGGTCGACGGCCCGGGGCTGCTCACAGCGCGTCGCCCTCGTCCGGGGCCTCGCCCGCCTCCGCATGGAACGCCTCGCCCGCCGCGACGAGGCAGGCGACTCCGGTCGGCATCGAGACGATGATCGTCCAGCTCCCGGTCTCGCTGTTGGCGTAGGTCTCCATCACCTGCATGTTCTGCTGGAGCCCGACGGCGCGGCGGGTCTCGCCGTGCCGGTCCGCGAGCTGGGCCACGATCCGGTCGCGCGGCCCGCAGAGCGCGCCCTGCTGCGCGTGGCTCTGCCCCGCCGCGAGGATCATCAGGATCATCAGGGCGAGGATCGCCCCGAACACCCCAAGCCGAACCCATCTCATGCCGCCTCTCCTTTCCTGTCGAACTTGTCCGGCTGGTCGCCGAAGACGTCCCAGCCCTCCCGGCTCTCCCGCCCGAAGAGCTCGATCCGCCGCGCGCCGGGCATCAGTCGCTCCGCAGCGGTGAAGGCCTCGTCGGGCTTGCGCGAATGCTCGCGGCGCGGCCCCTCGATCACGGAGCGGACGCCGCGCGTCGTCTTCGGCTTGCCGATGGACCCGATCAGGAACGGCTCGCCGGCGCAGCGGAGGACGTAGCCCGTGCCGAACGCCAGCTTCCCGCCGGGGCTGGGCTTCGCCCAGTGCCCCGCGGTGACGAACCGGAACCCCCATGCCTTCATCAGCGCCAACGCGACGGGGAGCATCGGGTTCGTCGCCCAGAGCCAGAGCAGGCAGTCGCGCGCGGCGATCTGCGAGACGGGGAGCGCGGCGATCTCCGCGAGGCTCATGCAGCCGTAATGCGCCTTCGCGTTCTTCGCCTCGCCCTTGCCCGACCAGTTGTCGAAGCTCCACGGCGGGTCCGCCATGATCAGGTCATAAGCCAGCGGCGGGATCTCCGCGAAGGCGCGGAACGTGGTCACGCCGCGATACCGAGCAGCTCGCGCCTGAGCTCCGCCGCCCGGTCCTTCGTCAGCCCGGCGCGCACCGCGGCGGTCTCGGCCGCCGCCGCCACCCGCTCCCGCTCCTCCGCCTTCGCCCGCTCCGCCGCCTCGGCGACGACGCGCTCGCGGATGCCGGAGGAATGGATCAGCGTGCGGAGGAGCTGCCCCAGCTGCGCCAGCGCCTTCGGCTCGGGCGCGCCCTCCTCGGTCATCATCGCCTGCAATGTCTTGAAGACGAGGGCGGAGATCATCTGGAAGAGCACCTTGTGCGTCTCCGCCTCGCCTTCGAGCCCCTCCTTCGTGAGCCAGTCCTTCGTCCAGGCCTGACTCTCCTCCTGGAGCCTCACGAACTCGCGGTGCTCCTTGCCGAAGGCCGCGACCGCCGTCTTCGCGATGCGGAGCGAGGAGCCCTCGGCTTTCAGCCGCTTGTTGAGCGCGTCGGCGATCTCCTCGTAGCCGGCGAAGCCCCGCGCCTCGAACGCCGCCTTCAGCCAGGCGCGGAGGTCCGGCGGCAGGAGGTCCACCTTCCGGGGCGGCGGCATCTCAGCACGCTCCGGGCCGGGGGCGCTGCACGCCGTCGTTGAAGGCGCGCCCCTCGGCGACCTCGACGCCCCGCTCGGTCGCGGAGACGACGATGAAGTCGCCCGCCCGCGCCAGCGTGACGAGCGACACCTCCTCCAGCCATCCGAGATCCGCCTCGATCTGCGCCCGGCTCGACGTGACTCCGACCCCGTTGCAGACGTCGACGAGGATCGAGGCGTTCGAGGTGTAGGCCGCCGAATGCGCGAGATGCCGGAGGATCGCGAGCCTCCGATGCTTCGAGAGCGTGTCCTGATAGCTCATTTGCGGTCCTTCAGAAGGTGCTCTTCGTGGCGCGCGACCACGTTCTCCAGCCGGGTCATCAGGTCCTTAGACCCGCGCAGCTCGGCGACCATCGTCCGGATGTCGCCGCGCATCTCGGAGACGAGCAGCGCCATCGAGTGCAGCTCCTCCCGCGGCGGCGCGGCGTGGGCCTTCGCGGCGGCCTCGCGCACCAGCGCCTCCAGCGCGTCGATCCGCGCGTCCCGCTTGGCGAAGTCCGCCTCCACATCCTTCCGGCGGGAGACGATCCACGCATAGACCATCGCCCCGACGGCGAGCGCGCCGTTGATCAGCTGCAGCCACGGATTGAGATCGCCCGGGTTCACCCGCCGGCTCCCGCCCGCAGCTGCGCCCGCGTCGTCGCGTAGTCCCGCAGGAGTATCTCCGCCGCTCCGCCCTCGGGCAGGCAGGCCATCTCCTCCGCCGCCCGCGCCAGGAACGCGGCGTCGTAGGCGACGACCGGGGGGCAGATCGCCCCGATCACCGGCTCAGAAGGAGCCGTCGCGCAGCCGCTCAGTAAGCTGATCGCGACTGCGAGGGCCGGCAGCCCCCGCCGCAAGCATCCGCCTGTTGATCTCATTGGCCCGCTCCTTCGCTTCCAGCCGCTCCGCCATCCGCCCCGCCTTTTCCCCGGCGCGGCGGAGACCGGCGACGAAGAGGAGCACCGCGAGCGCCAGCGCGCCCCATTTGAGACCGGGGCCGAGGAGCCCGGCCGCCCTCCCGCCGATGAACGAGACGAGCCACGCGGTCACCGCCGCCCCTTCCGCCAGTCGTCGAGCCGGGCGTAGACCGTGAGGCACACCCCGCCGAAGGCGACGGCGAGGAACGCCCACTTCATCGTGGCGGCGTAGGGGATCAGCGGCTCCAGCATCGCCTGCGCGTCGAGGAGCGCGCCGGCGGCCTCCCCGGCCCCGCCCCCGGCCGCGCCGCCCGCCGCCTCGATCACGTCGGCGACCGTCGCGCCGGCGCCGCCCAGCGTCGTCGCCGCCGCGCCCTTCATCGTCCGGCTCCCGGCCAGCGTCTCGCGCGGCGCGCGCGGCTCCTCCTGGTCGAAGCGGTGCGCGCGCGGCGGGAACGGGTCTCCGGCGTCGTAGGGCGTCTCGCGCGTGTCGATGTGGATGAACCCGCGATGCGGATAGCGGATGACCCCCTTGAACCCGGCCTTCCGCGCCGCCGCCTCGAAGACGAGCGGATCGTGGTTCGCCATCTTCACGTCGAAGGCCCGGCCCTTCATGTGGAAGCTGTTCGGGGCGCCGCCGACCTTCCTGTTGTGCGCCTTGCTCCGATAGGCCGAGGTCAGGATCAGCGGCGCGCGGAGCAGGGTCCGCAGCGCCTGCAGCCTGTCGAGCGCGCCCTCGTCGACCAGCAGCTCGTCGTCGGACTTCGACGCCAGCTCCTCCGGCCTGAAGTTCGGCCAGCGCCAGCCGGCCTCCGGCGTCCGCGGCGCGTCCCGCCAATGGGTGTAGAGCGTGGGCATCGGCGGCCTCCCCTGCAAAGGTGCGGGGGAAACCTTCGCCGCGCGCGGCGCGGGGTGTTAGTCCGAAGCGTTTCGGAGGGCTGGCCGGGGAGGCGGCCGGGGGATCAGTCGAAGAGGCCGGGCTGGGCCGGGTCCGCGCGCGCCTCGGAGCGAATCTGCACGACGCGCCGCGACGTGATCCCGAGCCTCGTGGCGATATCGTTCGCCGATAGGCCGGGATTGCACAAGACGAAATTCCGCCGCTCGTCGGCGAGCCGCGCCGCGAAGTTCGGGACCTGGATGACGAGCCCGCCCCGCGTCTCCCGCAGCCACGCGGCCAGCTCCGGGCCGATCTCCGCGTCGATCTTCGTGGGCCGCGCCCCGGTCGGGACCTCGATCTTCCGCCCGCCGATCCGCCCGGCGAGCCGAAGCGCCGCCGCGTCGCCGAACCGCTCCGCGCAGTCGCGCAGCAGCTCCGGCCAGCGCGACCGGTCGCGGCGAACCGGCGCGTTCACTTGACCCGCCGCCGGCGGAACCGCTCCCGCCCCCGCTTCGAGACCAGCTCGACCGTCACCAGCGTCGCGTCCACGACGATGTAGCGGACGCCGTCGATCACGACGGCCCTCGCGCCCGCCTCGAAGGCGATGTCCGCCCGCGCCCCGATCCGCCGCCGCAGCCCCTCGACATCGACGTTGAGCGCGCGTTCGAGATAGCGGACGACGGCGTGGTCGGTGACCCCGACGCGGCTCTTCTTCATGGCTTCGGTCTTTCGAGGCTGATTCCGTGGCGAACCGCGACCGCCTTCAGCGCCTCGATCACGTCGCGCGCCCGCTCCTCGGACAGGAGGCTCACGTCGGTCTGCGCGTAGCCGTATTTGGCCCACCAGCGATCCGAGTTGATGAACTTGCGGAGCGCGGCCCGCCCCGGCTTCGCGCCGCCGGCGCCCGCCTCGGCGAGCTTGCCCCAGAGCACCCAGATGAACCGGAGGTCCGCGCGCGTCTCGGCGGCCCGGCCCCGCGCCTTCGGCTTCCAGCCGCGCGAGACCAGCGCCGCCTTCACCTTCGCGAGGTCGCGCGCGTCCATATCCGACATCGACTCCTTGCCGGTCGCGGCGCGCTGCATCTCCCGCCGCGTCTCCGCGTCGATCCCCATCTCGCGGCAGGCCGCATGGATCAGCTGCTGCGCGCGCCGGAGGTCAGCCATGACGCGCCTCCGGGTGGCCGAGCGCGGCCAGCGCCGCGGCCCGCCCCGCGCCATGCCGCCGCATCTTGCGGTAATCCAGCCGCTCCCGGTCGCTGAGCGGCGGAAGCGGCGCGCGCCGCCCGCCGCGCGTCGCCGCCGCCGCCGCCGCCCGCCGCCGCGCGATCAGCTCCGGGTCGGCGTGGAGGACGCGCATCCGGCGCACCCCGTTGCAACGCCGGCAAAGGCCCGAGACGCTCCGGCTCGAAACCGGCGCGCCGCAGCCTTCGCCGCAATCCGGGCCGGGGCAGCGCCGCTCAGCCATCGGAGGTCCCCCCGCCCGTCTTCGGGTCGTCGGAGAAAAGCGACCGCAGCCGCGAACTCGCCGGCGCCTCGCCGTCCCGTCCGAGCACGAAATCGACATTGTGGATGACCACCTCCGGGTGGAGGCTTCCGGCCGCGGCCTGCGTTCGGAGATAGCGGAGCGCGCCCTCAAGATCGGCGATGCGACGGCTCGGCTCCGCCCATCCCTCCGGCTCCGGCAAGCCCCGCACGATCTCGCCGACAGCGAAGACGAGATCGCGATCCGCCTGCTCGGCGAGGCCGAACGCCGCCCGGTCCACGGCCAGCGCGGCTCGCGTCATCGTGACAGCCCAGACGCTCACCGCCCCGACTCCGATCCCGACTCCGGCCCGGTCTCCGCGTTGGCGAGGTCGAGCGCGATCTGCCGCTCGATCCCCGACTTCGGGTCGACCCGGTGGAAGCGCACATAGGTCTTCGAGCCCGAGACCCGGATCGCGTCGGAGATCGCGTCCATCGCCCGCGCCCAGTCCTCGTCCCCGCCCATGTCGAGGCTGCGGAGCCCGAGCACCCGCTGGGTGTCGATCCGCCCCTGCTTGTTGACCTGGAACGCCTGGTCGACGAGCGCCTTGATCTGCGCGGTGGAGCCTTCCGACCACCGCGTGATGCACCCGTCGATCAGCGCCTTCGCCGCCGTCAGCTCCGGCCCGAAGGTCAGCGTCTCGGAG